CATCACCGGGATGCTTCATAGCACCCACCTGACCGAGGATGAGAAGCGCATCAAGCGAAACAAGGCCGCTGTTAAAGCGAGAGCCGCGAAAAAGGTAGCAAAATGACCAAGATACTTCCCGCCCTCCGTACTCACGAAGAAGTCATGGAGGCGGTCAATAATACCAAGTCCCTGACAGCCGCTGTGAAAATCCTCAATGGATTGGGCGGGGAGCCTGTTAATATCCAGTGGCTCCGGCAGTACATCGCTAGGTTGGACAGCAGCGAGGTTGCCGACCCATCACGGGCCAAGGAGGTCGTCAGGAGCCGCAATTTCCAGACGGAGAACGTCAGGCTGCGGAAGGACGTGAGGGCGCTGAGCGAGGCTGTGGGCGACCGTCAGGGGTTCATTGACGCGCTGAGCCGGATCGTTGACGAGCTTCCCGAGCGGCCCCCGGTAGACTTCCGCAGCTTCGGAGGGGCGCAGGCCGGTACTCCGATCACTGTCGAGCTTCTGCTGTCTGATCTACAGATTGGCAAGCTATCGCCGGGGTATGACACCAATATCGCCCGTAAGCGCCTGTTTGAGTTTGGCCGCGCGGCGCTGTTCCAGATTGAGCAGAAGGCCAGCGTGGGCTACCGCATCGAGCGTATTGTGCTGGGTCTGCTGGGTGATATCATCGAAAGCGACATGAAGCACAGTAATAGCGGCAGGGCTACGGATAGCTCGACCTCTGAGCAGTTGTTCGACGCACAGCAGGGCTTGTTCGAGTTCGTCATCGAGCCTCTGGCCCGCTACGGTATTCCGATGGAAGTGGTCGCCATTACCGGCAACCATGATTGGGATGGCCACGGCATCAATATGTTTGAGCCGGGTAAGAACCATCTTAGCTGGTGCATGTACCGCAGCCTTGAAATGCTGACTACTCGGGTAGGCTACTCGAATGTCACATGGAATATTCCCGAGGGCAGCTATGCTATCGTGGACTTCTACGGGCAGAAAGCTCTATATGAGCATGGTGTTGGCGTGGCTAACACTGAGGTTGCCATGAAGTCTCACAAGATCAAGCGCAGCGAGCAGGAGAAGCAGCATCTTACTTACTTCCGCATGGGAGACAAGCATACTGTTACGAGCTTCAATAGCGGCCAACTCGTTGTCAACGGCGCGTTCTTCGGGGCCTGCGCAGGAGGGACCGAGTATTCTGGTATTGTTGGCTATAGCAGCACTCCTGCTCAGTGGATGGGGTTTCATGTAGCCCGCAAGGACAAGCGGCTCAGTCTCTACGACAGCTTCGTCATTCAACTCGATCACATCGGAGAATAGATATGGGACCTAACACCTGTCTTTCCAGCCGTATGCCGTGTACTTGCACGCCCTTGCTGAACAAGGGTGAGAACACGATATGCGACCCCCGGTATTACACAGGGGCTACGCCAGTTCACGAAGACGCAGCGCCCATGCCCCTCCGCAGCGGCAACGTCCTGCCCGAGGATGACGCTAAGAGGGGCTTGTACCCGATGGCTGAGGGTTGCCTCGACTACTTTCCCAATGCTCTAGCCGAGGTCAGCCGTATCAGCTTCGAGGGCAACCAGAAGCACAACCCCGGCGAACCTATGGGCTGGGCACGGGCTAAGTCCACCGATCACCGGAACAAGATCATCCGGCATACGGTGGATAGCCGTGAGGATACTGAGACGGCAATCGAACATGCAGCGCAGGCTGCGTGGCGGGCACTGGCCCACTTGCAGACTAAGATCGAAGTGGTCCGAGGCATCCGCCAAAGTCCGGCCAGCAAGTAATGTTCGTCGCTGTCGATATTGACGGTACGTTCCTCGACGGTTCCCATAAGATCAGCCTGATTACCCATCCTAAGACCACACGGTCGGGATGGGTGGAGCAGGACTTTAGCGCATGGCAAGCCGCCTGCGTTGACGACAAGCCGATTGAGACTACGGTAGCAGTAGTGCAGGCGCTTATCGCAGCAGGGCATACCATCGAGTTTTGGACCGGGCGCGGCGAGAACTGCCGCAAGGAAACCGAGGCATGGTTGCAGGCGCGCGGCTTTAATCAGCCGGTGCGTATGCGGCCTATGGGTGAGGCCAAGTTGGCAGATCACCACTGCAAGAAGAAGTACATCGAACGCTACGGTAGGCCGGACCTTATCCTTGAGGATCGGATCGCCGTGGTCAATATGTGGCGCAAGCAGGGTATTGTCTGCTGGCAGGTAGCAGAAGGGAAGTACTGATGGCTAAGGACTACATTATCCAGAAGGCTATCGAGATTGGCAAGGTGGTCAAGAAGAACCGCCTTACCCTTGAGGAATACGGGAAGACGCACTGGGCCTTCCGCAAGTATGATGGCTGTTGTGCTATCCTGATGGACGGTAAGACGTTCAGCCGCACCGGCGAGCAATACCAGTGCCTCAACGAGGTAGCCCGGTATCTTCGCGATCTTTACCCGGATTACGTCTTTATTGGCGAGGCTTGGTGGCCGGGAAAGGATCAGTTCAACCTTATCTCTGGTGCCTTCCGCCGCCAGTGCGAGAACGACCAGCTTCTGTTTATGGTGCATGATGTAATCCCCCGCATCGACTTCGACCGAGGTATCTGCACTATCCCGTTCAAGAACCGGGCAGACGAGGTTGGCGTGGATGGCCACATGGATGACCGTATCCAAGAAGCTAAGGGCTGGGGTGCTGGCTTGTATGGCAACCCGCAGGACAAGTGCAACGAGCTTGTCGATGAGGGTGGCTATGACGGTCTGGTACTCCGCGATCCCAATGCTATCTGGACGGTCGGCAGCGGCACCGAAGGGGGCATTATCAAGATCAAAAGGAAGCTGAGCTTTGACCTTGAAGTCCTCGAAGTCAACACGGCAGTCGGTGAAAAGACTGGCCGCACGGTGTACAAGCTGGTTGTGGACTTTAGGGGTCAGAGACTTGGTGTTGGCTCTGGTGTCCCTCATAAGCTGGCTGACGTTCCTACAGTTGGCAGCATCGTTGAGGTAGAGGCGATGGACTACAGCAGCGACGGCCTGCTGCGAGAGCCGCGCTACAAGGGGACGCGCTTTGATAAGCTCACCCCGGATCGGTAATTGGAAGGAACGGTATCTACCCCGGCAGTTGGAGCTACCGCTGCCGGGGCCACGATACTCACGCAAACCCGAACACGACAAGGAATAGTATGACTGACTTCTCGACTTCGATCCAGCAAGCCGCTGCTACCACTGATATGAACAAGTCAAAGGAGAGCCAGCTTACGCAGGAACAGCTTGAGAGGGATATGGCCGCGTTCGGTAAGGCCCGTGCTGAGCGCATGATGGGGCGGAATGAGGATGCGGGCAGCGCGGACAACAATCCGTATGCCAAGGCGATCTTTAACCGCTACGTCATGCCGCTCGCCGATATTATCCGAGCAGATATCAAGACCAAGAAGCCGGGGCGCAATCAGGCGCACGTCACGCTTCTTGAGCCTATGGACCCGGAAGCTATCGCTTTCCTCGCCGTGCGGGCCGTACTCAACGATCTGCTGGCAGGAACGACACAGCAGGCTATGAAGATATCGCAAGACAGCGCATCAGCCCCGGCTACGTCTGGCCGCGAATTAATGGGGTCTATCGGCAAGGCGATCTACCACGAGCTTATGCTCTCGATGTTCAGCGAGGAAGCCCCGGAGCTTTTCTATACGCTTGTCAACGATCTTGGTCGTCGCATGTCGAAGTCGGAGCGGCATCGTCTTAACGTCTTCCGCATCAAGATGAAGGAGGCCGGGGTTCCGGTGCCTGAGTGGGGTGCCTCTGGAACCCAGCAGGTTGGGGCGTATATTCTGGACCAGCTTGCCGAGCTTGGGATGGTGTCTATTGAGAAATACACTGTGCCTGCGGCAAAGGCCAGCAGTGTCCGCAACACTATCGACATTCGCCTGTCGGATAGCTGCTTTGAGCTTGTCTCTCAGATCAAGGAAATGGTAGCGGAGACAACGCCGTACTACCTGCCGTGCATCGAGCAGCCTAAGGATTGGGTCAGCATCATGGACGGCGGGTATCACACCCTCGACATGCGGCGTATGTCGCCCTTCTGTATCAAGTCGCAGGGTGCATGGTCCGAGGTAGCCGACAACGATCTTAGCCGGGTGTTCGCTGCGATCAACGCCTTGCAGCGGGTTCAGTGGCAGATTAACAGCAAGATGCTGGATACTATCCGCCAAGTCGCCAAGCACTTCGACATGGACGAAATCCTGTCGCAGGCGGAGTTCCCTGCCCCGCCGCAGCCTGACTGGCTGATGGACGGAATGAAGCAGGAAGACATGACGCCGGACGAGCTTGAGGAGTTCAAGATTTGGAAGCGAGCCAAGCGCGAGTGGTACACCAACATGAAGTTGCGTGGAACCAAGTACGGTCGCTTCGTTACGGCTACGGGCGTTGCAGACAAGTTCCGCAACTTTGGCTCGATCTACTTCGTCTACTTCGCTGACTTCCGAGGTCGCCTGTACGTCCAGACCACTGGCGTTAGCCCGCAGGGTAGTGATATGCAGAAGTCTCTGCTGCGCTTCGCTAACGGCTTGCCTCTGGATACTCTGGACGCAGAGCGTTGGTTCTGTATCCACGGGGCGAATACTTGGGGCAAGGACAAGCTGGCTCTGGATGACCGGGTGGCCTACATCGCTAAGCACCGAGACGTTATCATGTCGTTTGCAGCAGACCCAATCGCTAACCGTGGCTGGCAGGATGCTGACAAGCCCTTGCAGTTCCTTGCATGGTGCTTTGAGTACGCCGAGTGGCAGACCTCGCCCAATACGTTCGTAAGCCACCTGCCGGTGGGTATGGACGGTAGCTGCAACGGCTTGCAAAACTTCTCAGCCATGCTACGTGATGAGGTCGGAGGTAAGGCTGTGAACCTTATGCCCAGCCCGCTGCCGAATGATATCTACCAGAACGTCGCTGATGTGACCATGCTGCTGCTCCGCAAGTCGGACCCGTGGAATGTCCCTGATGCAGACGAGGACGACGCAGAAAGCCAGAAGGCCCGGCGCAAAGCCGAGCTTGCAAACAAGCACCGGGTCATGTGGCTAAACCACGGGATCACCCGCTCGCTGGTTAAACGGTCGGTTATGACCCTGCCCTACGGCTCGACGCGGTTCTCTTGCGCGGACTTCATCGTCGGTGACTATCTCAAGGAGGGTAAGGCCCCCGAGTTCAGCCGCGAGGAATACGCCGCAGCAGCCCAGTTCCTGAGCCACTATGTTTGGGAAGCCATCGGCCAAGTCGTTGTGAAGGCGACGGACGCTATGGATTGGCTACAGCGCAGCACGAAGAAAATGCTTGAGAATGATACCGGCTGTCGCTGGGTTACGCCTGATGGCTTCCCGGTGATCCAGTATTACCAAGAGCAGGATTTGCATCGGATTAACACCAAGCTCTGCGGCAATACCAAGATCAGGGTGTCGCAGGACAATCAGGATACTCCGAGCCTTCGTCAGCACAAGAACGGCATTGCTCCCAACTTCATCCACTCGCTCGACGCCAACCATCTTCGCATGGTGACGAACGCTGCGGCTGCGGAGGGGCTGGACCTCGCCATGATCCACGACGACTACGGTACACACGCTGCCAAGGCCGCTACGCTGTATCGGATCATCCGAGAGGTATTCGTGGCCATGTATGAGCAGCACGATCCCCTTGGCGATCTGGCGACCGCCTATGACCTAACCACGCCGCCTGCCCGTGGCTCGCTCGATCTGAGGCAGGTATTGCAGTCCCCGTACTTCTTCTCGTAAGGAGCCGGGGACATTTCGGGACCGTATGGCAATGGGAAAGCCCCGGTATCTATATGTCGAGGTATCCCTAAGGAATTAGATATATGACTGATCTGTTTAGACTGACCCCTGAGGTATATAAGGCACTGGAAGACCAGCTACCTAAGCCGATGGTGTCAGGGAACACTACAGAGCAGATGATTGGATATCTCCTAGGTATCCAGTACGTTCTATCCGTTCTGCGCGAAGGATTTACCATTGAGAGTGAGCAGGCTAGAGGCCCATCATTTCAAACTGGTCCACGATCGCTTCGTCGGGACAAGTGATAAGCTCAAGAGGTTAGCACGGAAACAGGTACATGGGGACATTGATCCCCTTGTAGCCTTACGCAATGTGTTTGACCATCCTAATGCTTATATCGTTGACGGTTATCTTGTACTCTACGACCTGACAGAAATGTGGTGGTCCGACAGTCCGATCATAGCCGAGCAGCTTGTATTCGCCTTGGAACCCGGAGGCAGCTTAGATGCTGTTGTGGAGTTCTTAGAGGCGAAGGCGAGGGAGGCTGGTGCGAAGCGGGTCTGTGTCGGTACGGCGCTGGCTAAGAACGACAACGCACTAGCCTCCGCATATGAGAAACGCGGCTTTAATCGCATGGCAATCAATCTCGCTAAGGAGATAAATTGATGATTACGGACGACTGGTTCGACGTAAGCACCGAACAGTGGCGTGAGTACGTTACTGCGGAAGGCAAGGTGTATCGCCTTGCGGGTGTCCAAAAGTTTTGGGTATCGCCTCGCGGTACGCATTACTGTCTTGACAAGGATGGAAACGTCCATACGATTATGGCGTCTGCCTTTATGGTTTGTCGCTTCCATGATACTAAGGGCGCGTCTGTGACCGCCCCACGGGACAAGGCGTAATGTGCTTCGGCAATAAGACTGCCCGGCGACAGGCCAACGCTATGGAAGCACAGGCGAAGTCGCAGGCAACCAATGACGCCTATTCGGCACAGGCCGCTACACAGGCTAAAGAAAGCGCATTGCGTATGGATCAGGCTGCTAAGGCGGCTGCGGAAATGCTGGCACAGCCGGTAGAGAAGGCGCAGGTCGCTCTTAGCGAGGATACGCCGGTTGCGGAGATTGACCCGACCACGGGCCGTCGTCGTACCACTCGGTCCTCGTTTCAGATTAACCGGACCAGCGGTATCAACCTCTAAGGAGTTACGCTCATGGCCTTTGCAGGCAATGCACCGGGCCGATGGGCGCAACTCGACGGTGTTCGTCGGGGCTTCATTACCCGTTGTGAGAACTACGCTGCTTACACGCTACCGAAGATTTGTCTGCCTGATAACCAGAATGACAATAACCGGGACGTGTCGCAGGACTTTCAAGCGGTAGGTGCCCAATCGACCAACCATCTAGCCAACAAGCTGATGCTGGCGTTGTTCGCCCCGTCGCGCCCATTCTTCCGTCTGGACCCGTCTAAGGCAGTTCAGAAGCAGATCAACGACGCCGGTGTTGACCAGACCGAGATTGACGACGCTATCGCTCAGGCCGAGAAGGCTGCGATCAAGACACTGGATAAGAAAGCTATCCGCCCTAAGCTCTACGAGAGCGTCAAGCACCTTATTGTCACCGGCAACGTGATGATTGACCTCAGCGATACCTTCCGGGTGCTGGGGATCAAGAAGTACGTTGTTCGTCGTTCCCTGAGCGGTAAGCCGCTGGAAATGATGATCGCTGACAAGATGGTCATTGACGAGCTTGACGAGGATGTCAAGCAGCAGGCTCTCCGCTATCTAGGCAATACGCCGGATCGTGCAGTCACGTTGTATCGTTGGATTATCCGTGACGCCAATGGCGATTACCGGATGACCCAGTGGGTTGACAACTACCAGCTTCCAGCAAAGTTCAATGGCAAGTGGTCCGAGGAAGACTGCCCGTTCCGTACCCTTACTTGGGACTTAGCGGATGGTCAGCACTACGGCACTGGCCTTGTCGAGGATTACGAGAACGACTTCTCGGGCCTCTCTGCCCTCTCTCGCGCTCAGGTGCAGGGAGCTATCCTAGCATCCGAGTTCCGCTGGCTGGTAAACCCTGCTGGCATGACCCGTGTGGAGGACTTCGAGAGTACCGCTAACGGCGGCGCTCTACCGGGCACTGAGGGCGACATTACGCTTATCCAGTCGGGTAAGTCTGGCGACCTACAGATCACCATGAATATGTCTGCGGAATACGTCAACCGCATCGGACGGGGCTTCCTTATGGGTAGCCAGCTTGTTCGTGATGCGGAGCGTGTTACTGCGGAGGAAATCCGTATGGTGGCAACTGAGCTTGAGACTGCCCTTGGCGGCGCATATTCGCGCATCGCTGTGGACTTCCAGCTTCCTCTGGCTCGTTGGCTCCTGCGGGAGATTGACGTACCGACTAAGGACTTCGATCCTACCATCGTTACCGGCTTGGACGCTCTCTCCCGTGGAGGCGACCTTGACGAGATTAAGCTGTGGCTTGCTGATGTAGCTGCGCTTAACAACCTTCCCGAACCGGCTCTACAGGAGCTTAACCTTGGCGCACTCTACAAGGCATTGGCCATCCCCCGCCGCATCAATGTAACTCCGTACCTCAAGTCGGATGAACAGAAGCAGGCAGAGGCTCAGGCTATGCAGCAGGCACAAGCACAGGCAGCAGGTATGCAGGCCGGTGTGAACGTCGCAGAGAATGGCGCTAAGGTCCAACAGGAGCAAGCCGCAAATGGCTGATACCAATACCGCAGACACTTCCGTCAACCCCTCACAGGCGGGCGGCGCTAGTTTCTCGTCCGGCTCAATTTCGGGCCAGCCTGCCAACGCTGCGGCCCCATCGGGCGAACAGCAGCAGGTAGATCAGAATGACCCGGTAGCCGTCGCGAAGGCAGCGCTCGATGCAGCTATCAAGGCTCGGGACGCTGGCAAGCAGCCGGAAGCCCAGCCGCAGCCTCAGGCCCAGCAGCTCGCCCCTCAGGGTGAGCAGCAGCAGCAGCACGTCGATCAGGTTCCGTCCGCTACGGATGGTGAGGGC